TAGTTTAATATAATCCCCTTTGTTTCTTTTGTCAAATACTTTAACTTCACCACCAGGGGTTACCATCAAGGTAATAAGTTTTTTGATAGGGATTCCAGTCATCTCATAGTATGCTGATGCGTAAAACATCTCCTGAACAAAATAGTTTTCAATCCATTTTTCAGGTTTAATTTTTTCAGATGTTTTAAAGTCTATGACTGCCAGTTCTCCATCATATTCTGCAATACAATCAACCCTACCTGCCAAGCCAAAATATTCTGAGTAGAGTGTTCGCTCGATTGCATGAATATTATTTATCTTATCCAGTTCGGGTTTCAAATGATGAAACATAAACTTGGATGCAGGAAGATAATTATTCCAATCCAGTTCTTTATTGAGAAGATAATCTTGTGCTACCTCGTGAAAGTCAGTTCCTCTTGTGGTTGCTTTCTTGGTAATACGATTTGCCTCTTCAATGCCAACTCTCTTTCGCCAGTCAGCAAAGATTTGACGATTGTAAAAAGAAGTCACCGATGTGATAGAGGGAACCCACTCACCATTAGGTAAGTGGTATAACCTCATCCCATTTGTTTCTTTCTTTTCTAATTCAACGTCACCTAAAAAATTACAATGAACAAAACTCATAAACCAGCTTCCATTTTTGCAAGAATGTATTCTTTCACAAATCCGGAGCGAACAATATCATCAACTCCAAACTCAATAATATCAATTGAAGGCATAATACGAAGAACCTTCATAAAGTCTGCGATGCCATTTCTTTCATTGGTTTTAATCAAGTCAGATTGAGTGGCATCACCACAGAACATAATTTTAGAATCTTCACCTACACGAGTAATTATACTATCAAGTTCGTGATAATTCAAGTTTTGGAATTCATCTACAATAATAATTGCTTTGTCAAGAGTTGTTCCACGAATAAAAGATGTGCTCCAGAAACTAATTGTTCCTTGAGTTTTCAGGTTGCCATACAGCATTTCAAAGTCAGAGTCTGTAGGCATCTCAAACATATACTTTACCATATTCTTATAGGGAATTTGGTAGAGTGATGATTTGTCTTCGTGGTCTCCAGGAAGGAAACCAATTTCACGGGTGGCTACAAGAGACCTTACGATATAAATTTTTTCATAAGGTGTATTCTCGTCCAGAACATCTTGCAGTGCATTGTATAAGGTAATAAATGTTTTACCTGTTCCCGCACAACCATATGCAACAACGTGTTTGTCATTTGCATATGCTTCATAAAGAAGTTTTTGATTTTCAGTGAGAGGATCAATGTCTCTCATTAGGTCGAGATTGATCGGTTTCATTTGTTTTGCCGTCAATCCAACACCGATAGGTTGGTCTGCAGATGCTCTTCTTTTTCTTGCCATAGGTTAGATAGGTTTTACGATTGAACCAGGAACTTTTGATGCTTTGTGGAGAACGTCATTCCATCCAGGCTTGCTCTTTATAAGTCTGTCATAAATTTCTCCAACCTCTCCAGAGTTTGGACAAGTCGAAGGGTCACTCCAATCCCTGTCCCACTCTGGATTATCTATTTTCCACTGGTCCCAATCGTGGACGCTCATTTTAACTTCTTTTTGTTCACCAGTTTCTCTATTAATAACAGGGTATACAGCCATAAATCTTAACGAAGGGTAGGAATATTTAGACCCATTCCAGTGCTTCTGCTACTGCAGGAAACTGTACGGTAAAGATAGAACGAATTGCTTCTGCAATCTCCATATGCTCCTTCTGTGTACCATGAGCCGATCGAAGATCAATATAATGAATCCAGGATCGTACAGAACCAGTCATATACAGGCGTGTAGGCGTTGCCAGGGGTAGTACAAACCTTGCACACTCCTTTGCCACACCGTGAGCAAGAAGTTCCTTGTAGAGGCGCATACCCTCCGCAAAATGCTCTTGAATCTTACTCTGCAATGTCAGTTTCTCATACTCACCAATGTCATCAATACTATTCTGACGGTTCTTATCATCCTGACGACGAAGATCGGGTACAGGAATATAATCACTCAACAAAGAACTATCAGCATAGCGTTGAGAAAACTCTTGATATGTGAAAGAACGGTGCCGAAGAATCTGGGCTGCAATACCACGAGTAGTATTAATCTCCACAGTCATCGTGGCCTGTTCAAAGATACTCCAGTGTTGATGTTGAATGCAATACTTCAACAACCCAGCAAACTTTTCATTCTCCTGATTAGAAGGATTACTTACCCGAGCACAGTATGCCATATGCTTTTCAGCATCAGGAGTAACACTAATGAGTTTTACTTCTGCTTTCATAGTTTCAATCTGGGTATCCATCATCATCTCCATCGTAAAATACTTCGTCGTAATCAGTAAGGTGTGCTGTAACTTCTTCGTAGTTCATCTTGTATGAATCTACATCAGAATAAACCTCTGATTTTAAACAATCGACCAGAGACTCTAGGTTCTTTACGATTAACTTTAGTTTTTCTTTATCCATAAGAAAGAATACTTTCAATTCATTCTACACAAAAAAAGAGGGAGAGTCAATCCCCCTCAAATCTTAATAAGTTTTCAAGCCACTCATTCATATGAATGAGATAACAAGACCAGTATTTGCAACCTCTGTATGTTAATTGATAACATGCAGGAGGTCTATTGTCTTTGTCCATGTCATCATAATGATAGACATAGTTATCCATTTTTTACCCCTTTGTTATGCAGTAACCTGCAGCACAAAGTTGCGCTTGATGTAGTTTTTGTTCTTTGACTTGCTTTGCCTTGATGACAGAGAGCCAATTTGTTTTAACTACTTTCTTCATTTTACAACCTCCACTTTCTCTTCATGCTTGCAACCACGATAGGTCTCAAGAATGGTGTGGGTTTCAACTTCCTTCTTGGCATGGGGATCGTAAGATACACCACGATAAGAAGTATTGTTGCTGTAAAGGTTAAGAAGATTCATCAGTTTACTCCTAAAGAAATGAGATGGTTAGTCCCGTTCCTTCAGTCGGCTTTTGCGTCTAATGGAAAGTTGTCCCACTTACAAGTTTTAGGCGAAACATCTTTAATTTGTTGAATGAGATCTTGTCTGATACTTACTGGAAGATCATAATAAGATCCCATTCTGGATATCACAATGTTTGCCTGAAAGCAGGTAAGAATAATAAAAGTTTCCATAGATGAACGGTCCGTTCCGAGTCGGCTTACTTGCGTTCGCTATTTGCGAATAGCGAATGAACGTATGGTCAATATAGACCAATTACCTTATATAGTCAAGCAGTTTTGTAAAATGCGATACAAAAATTTAATTGTCGATGTCTAGACACTTTTCAAACTTATCTCTCAACTCATTTAATTTTGTTTGCTTTTGAAATTCCATAATATAATCGTTTATTATTTTTTCTTCAGTTGAAAGAGACATACGATGCTTAGTTTTAATCTCAACCAATCGAACCATATCCATATAATGTTCGGTGCCTTTATTGATAAACTCTTCGTAGGTCAATCTCTCTGTCTCCAGTCATCTGGTTTATCATCAGTCCACCAGTCCATCATATCATCGATACTTTCAAAGTGTCTTTTTCCAAATCTTTCATTTCCTAGGCCACCCAGATCTAACTGGTTGAGAAAGTCATCCATACCCCCCTCAACCATATCTGGATTCTCAGCCTTTCGCCTTGCTTGACGCAACAATGTGGCAGCAGAACGATTTGCTTTTGCAAGCTTCTCTGCCCATATCATCTCTGAAAGTTCTACAGTCTCACCCAATACAATCTTACGACAAATGCCCTCAAGACGAAGGCGATACTGTGTTGATAGCATTAGTCTCCAAGATAGTGTTCTAATTGATTGATCCTAGTAAATTCTAGATGCGCTGATTCAGAACGAACGTGGAGGATAGTTTTAATATCATCCACAATATTAATGGGGTCTACACCATCATCTAAGTATTTGTCGATCGCTTCTTTCAGATAACGATAACGATGCCACTCAGGAGAATAAGGTTTATACATTATCAAGGCACAATATTGCTAGAATCATACTACTATTTACACAACGTGTCAACGTTCTATGTAACTTAATGTATGGTCTGTGGCTTGAAGTTGTTGAATGATAATATCACATCCAATCTTTGGATTACAATCTCCACAGGTATAAACATCAACTGCTGCTTTGCCGTCTTCAGGCCAAGTATGAATACTAATATGACTTTCGGATAACAAACAAATAGCAGTGACACCTTGTGGTTCAAACTTTTTAAACATAGTTTGAATCACTGTTGCACCACTTGCTGCTGCTGCATCTTCGAGAAGATCAATCAAATAATACTCGTCATTCAAACGAGCAAAAGAACACCCATATAAGTTCAA